CGGCAGAGGCCGTGTGCTGGCGCTCTACCCTCTGCTTCCAAACCGGATGGATGTGGACCGGGCGGCAAACGGTGAAATTTTCTACACCTACCGCAGAGATTCCGGCGAGAGCCGGATAAATCCGGAGAGCGGAACGGTTACTCTGCGGCGCGATGAGGTCTTGCATATACCCGGACTCGGCTTTGACGGACTGGTCGGCTATTCGCCCATCGCCATGGCGAAAAACGCCATCGGCATGGCTCTTGCCACCGAGGAATACGGCGCGGCTTTCTTTGCCAACGGCGCAAACCCGGGCGGCGTCCTCGAACATCCCGGAGTTGTAAAAGACCCGCAGCGCGTGAAGGATAGCTGGAACACCGCCTATCAAGGCAGCAAAAACGCACACCGTGTGGCAGTTTTAGAGGAGGGTATGAAATACCATCAGGTCGGCATCCCTCCGGAACAGGCGCAGTTCCTTGAGACGCGCAAATTCCAGCTTAACGAGATAGCGAGGATTTTCCATGTACCTCCCCATATGATTGGGGACTTGGAAAAGTCCAGTTTCAACAACATCGAACAGCAATCGCTGGAGTTTGTAAAATACTCGCTCAATCCGTGGGTTGTCCGGTGGGAGCAGAGCCTTCAGCAGTCGCTGATACTGCCCTCGGAAAAATCCGCGCTTTATATAAAGCTGAATGTAGACGGACTGCTCCGGGGCGACTACGGCAAGCGGATGACGGGTTACGCCACCGCGCGGCAGAACGGCTGGATGAGTGCCAACGATATCCGCGAATTGGAAAACATGAACCGGATACCCGAAGAGGAGGGAGGCGACCTGTATCTTGTCAACGGCAACATGACTAAGCTGGCCGACGCAGGCGCGGCTTACAGAAAATCGAATGAAACGGAGGAAACCACATGAGGAAATTTTGGAATTGGGTGCGTAACGATGGCGAGGAACGCACCCTCTATCTGGACGGCGTGATTGCGGAGGAAACTTGGTGGGGCGACGAGGTCACGCCTAAGATGTTCAAGGATGAGTTATTATCCGGCTCTGGCAATATCACGGTTTGGATCAATTCACCCGGCGGCGATGTGTTCGCGGCGGCGCAGATTTATAACATGCTGATGGACTACGCAGGACAGGTCACCGTGAAGATTGATGGGCTTGCGGCTTCGGCGGCAAGCGTCATCGCTATGGCAGGCGGCGATGTGTTTGTTTCGCCGGTGAGTATGATTATGATCCATAATCCATCCACCATCGCATGGGGCGACAGTGAGGAAATGCTCCGCGCGAAGGCTCTGCTGGACGAGGTCAAGGAGAGCATCATCAACGCCTACGAGTTAAAAACCGGACTCTCCCGTACCAAGCTGGCGCACATGATGGACGATGAGTCTTGGATGAATGCGCATAAGGCGGTGGAGCTTGGTTTTGCGGACAAAATCATGTTCGCTGAGAACACGGCTCCGCAAGATAAGGCGGAGGGTTTCGTTTACAGCCGGATGACCGTCACCAACTCACTGCTCAGTAAATTCCCGAAACAGAAACCCAAGGAACCCACAGGCACACCGATTGATGTCGCCAAAGCCACGCCGATAGCGTGGCTTGAGAAGCGGCTCTCTTTAATTTCACACTAAATTTTTGAAGGAGGACTACACAATGAGTAAGATTTTGGAACTGCGCGAAAAGCGCGCGAAGGCATGGGACGCGGCAAAGGCGTTCCTTGACAGCAAACGCGGTGAAAACGGCCTTTTGAACGCCGAGGATACCGCCGCCTACGAAAAAATGGAGTCCGAGGTCGTTTCTCTCGGCAAGGAGGTCGAGCGTCTGGAGCGGCAGGCCGCCATCGACTTGGAGCTTGGGAAGCCGACCAGCAATCCGATTACGGGCAAACCCACTACCGGTGACGGCGAGGAAAAGACCGGCAGGGCTGCCGCCGAGTATAAAAAGGCGTTCTGGAACGCCATGCGCACCAAAACTCCGCGTTCCGAGGTATTAAACGCTCTCAGCATCGGCACCGACAGCGAAGGCGGCTACCTCGTGCCGGACGAATTCGAGCAGGCCTTGGTGGCGGCATTGGAGGAAGAAAACATTATCCGTACCCTCGCCCACGTTATCACTTCATCATCCGGCGACAAGAAAATCCCTGTCGTGGCAAGCAACGGCGCGGCAAGCTGGGTGGACGAGGGCGCGGCCATTCCGGAGTCGGACGATACCTTCGGTCAGGTCAACCTTGGCGCGCACAAGCTGGCTACCATGCTGAAAATCAGCGAGGAACTGCTCAATGACAGCGCGTTCAATCTGGAACAGTACGCCGCGAAGGAATTCGGACGTAGGATCGGCAGAGCCGAGGAGGAGGCGTTCATCGGCGGCGACGGTACCGGCAAGCCTACCGGATTCCTCACTTCGGCGCAGATCGGAGTGACGGCGGCGGGGGCGGCGGCAATCACGCTGGACGAAATCATCGACCTTTACCACAGCCTGCGCGAACCATATCGCAGGAACGCTGTATTTATCGTCAACGACATGACGGTGAAGGCAATCCGCAAGCTGAAGGACAGCACCGGCGTTTACCTGTGGCAGCCGTCCATGCTGGCGAACACGCCGGATACCATTTTAGGGCGTCCGGTTAAGACCAGCAGCTTCATGCCTACGCTTGTGGGCGGCAGTAAAACCATCGCGTTCGGCGACTTTTCGTATTACTGGATTGCCGACCGTCAGGGCAGGGCGTTCAAACGTCTGAACGAACTGTACGCTGCAAACGGTCAGGTCGGCTTCCTCGGCTCACAGCGTGTGGACGGCAAGCTGATCCTTCCGGAAGCTGTAAAAATATTACAACAGAAATCAGCGTAAGGAAGGGAGGCGGCGGCAATGGCTGTCACGGCGAAAATGCAAAAACTGTTACAAAAAGTCAAGGCGAACCTTATCTTACAGCATAACGAGGACGACGCGCTGATATTAGGCTTCATTGCCGCTGCCGTTTCCTACGCCGAAAGCTGTCAGCATAAGCCGGAAAATTATTATTCCAAACGTTGCGGTAAAATGTCCGCCACTACCGAGCAGGCTGTGATTATGCTGTCATCCCACTTTTACGAGAGTCGGGACGGCTCAACGGGCGGCTTCTTCGCGGACAATGTGCAGGCCGGTCAGCAGGTGTGGAACACGGTCAATATGCTTCTTCGGCTTGAGAAGGACTGGAAGGTGTGATTATGAGTTATGGGAAAATGAACACATTTATCGACATCATAACCACCGAGCCGGTCAAGGATGACGAGGGCTTCGTGAACACCGGCGACACCGTCCTTGCCAGCGTTCGTGCGTATAGGGAAGAACGGCACGGCAACGAGAAATGGGCGAACAGGGCGGCGTTTTCAACAGCTACCGCCCTGTTCCGTTTCCGAAAGCTGCCCTCGTTGGAAATAACCACTTCATTATATATAGCCTGCTCAGATGGGCGCTACCGGATACTGAGTGTCGAGGATGTAAAGGGACGTGGGATGTATATTGAGGTTTTGGCTGAAAAAATAGAGCCGACTGTGAGGTGATATGTATGGCGAAAGTAAATATAAAAATGCCGGAGGAATTTCTACTGAAGGTTTCCCGGCTGGCTGATAAAACGGATGAAATTGTGCCGAAGGTACTGGAAGCCGGAGGCGATGTGGTTCTGGCGAAGGTAAAAAGCAATCTCAACTCCGTCATCAGCAGCGGCACGAAATATCCGTCCGAGTCCACCGGCGAACTGGCTGCTTCGCTTGGCGTATCGCCCGCAAAGGTGGACAAAAATGGTACGCACAATGTGAAGGTTGGCTTCAATGAGCCTCGCCGCAAACAGAGCGCAGCCAAAGGCAAGCGCAGCTACTATGTGGCTACCAACGCCATGATTGCCAACGTTATCGAATACGGTAAGCACGGGCAGCCTGCAAAGCCGTTCCTGAAACCGGCGAAGTCCGCTTCAAGAAAACCGTGTGTCGAGGCGATGAAGGCAAAGCTGGAGGAGGAAATCAACAATATATGAGTATTTTACGGGAACTGAACACGATACTGGATGTGCTTGGCGTTCCGGTGGAGACCGGCGTATTCAAGGGCAAGGCTCCGGATGAGTATGTGGTTATCACTCCGATGACCGATTCTTTCGAGGGCTTTGCCGACAACAAGCCGCAGTACGAAACGCAGGAGGCACGGATATCGCTGTTCAGTAAAAACAACTATCAGCAGCGCAAAAATCAAATTGTGAAAGCGTTGCTGAATGCGGATATTACGGTGACCGACAGGCGCTACATCGGTCATGAGGACGATACCGGTTACCACCATTACGCCGTTGACGCGGCAAAAGAATATGAACTGAAGGAGGACTAATTTATGGCGACTATAGGTCTTGACAGGCTGTATTATGCCAAAATCACCGAGGATACAACCGGTGATGAAACCTACGGCACTCCTGTGATACTGGCAAAAGCCATCTCAGCGGAACTTTCCGTGGAGCTTGCGGAAGCGACGCTTTATGCCGACGACGGTGCCGCTGAGATTATCAAGGAGTTTAAAAACGGAAAATTATCCCTCGGCGTGGATGATATCGGCCGCACCGCCGCCGAGGAACTGACCGGCTCCACTGCTGACGATAACGGTGTGCTTATCTCCGCCAGCGAGGACGGCGGTGATCCGGTAGCTATCGGCTTCCGCGCGAAAAAGGCGAACGGCAAATACCGTTATTTCTGGCTGTACCGCGTGAAATTCGGGGTGCCGAGTACCAATCTCGCCACCAAGGGAGACAGCATTTCTTTCCAGACGCCGACCATCGAAGGCACCATATCGCGCCGGAACAAGCTGGACGGCAACGGCAACCATCCGTGGAAAGCGGAGGCTAATGCCGATGATGAGGGCGTTTCGGCAGAAACCATATCCGGCTGGTACACGAAGGTCTACGAGCCGGTGTTCAACAGTGAGGGAGGTTGATTGTAATGGCTGATACAGTTAATGAAAGAAGCGCCATCGTAAAAATCGGCGGCGATGAATATGAGATGATACTCACCACACGCGCCACGAAGGAAATCGGCAAGCGGTACGGCGGCCTTGGGAACTTGGGCGACAAGCTAATGAAATCCGAGAATTTTGAAATGGCTTTGGATGAAATCGTGTGGCTGATTACGCTGCTGGCGAATCAGAGCATCCTGATACACAACCTGAAAAACAAGGATAATCCCAAGGATGTGCTGCTGGAGGAAGAGGTGGAGCTTCTCACCTCGCCTATGGAACTGGCCGATTACAAGAACGCAATTATGGAGGCAATGTTCCGGGGCACCAAGCGTGAGATTTTCAGTGAAGAGGACAACTCAAAAAACGCCGAAGTCGGGTAAGCGATGAAGAAACGTTTACCCGGCTTTTATATTACGGAACGGTACACTTAAACCGCTCCGAGGAGGAAACGTGGCTCATGCCCGTAGGACTGTTGCTGGATTTGTGGGAGTGCCACAGGCAGTTCCTCGGCATGGCGAAACCGAAACGGGAGCTTTTTATTGATGATGTAATCCCCGATGGAATCTGATTCCTGCGGGGATTTGAATCTTTCAGGGGAAGGAGGCGATGGTATTGTCTGACAATTTTGGCTTGAAGATTGGCATAGACGGCGAAAAAGAATTTAAAAACGCATTGAAGGACATCAATCAGTCTTTCAAAGTTCTCGGTTCCGAGATGAATCTTGTGTCGGTGCAGTTCGATAAGAACGACAAATCCGTACAGGCGGTTACGGCGCGAAACGCAGTTCTGAATAAGGAAATCGAAGCGCAGAAGGACAAAATTTCAACGCTGAAACAGGCTCTTGCCAACGCCTCCGAGTCCTTTGGCGATACCGATAAGCGCACACAGGCGTGGGCAATCCAGCTTAACAACGCCGAAGCCGAGTTAATCGGCATGGAAAAGGAACTGGATAAAAACAACAAGTCGCTGGACGAAAATGCCGACGGCTTCGAGGACGCGGAGGAAGGCGCCGAAGATTACGGCGATGCGGTTGAGGACGCTGGCGACAAGTCGGAAAAATCGGGCGGCAAGATGGAAAAGCTCGGTGAGGTAGCCAAAGGCATCGGCGTGGCGCTTGCGGCGGCCGTGGCGGCCATCGGGGCGGCTGTAGGCGCGGCGGCAAGCAAAATTAACGACTGCGTCAACGTGTACGCCACCTTTGAGGATTCTATGCTTCAGGTCGCCGCCACCATGGGTATGAGCGCCGACGAAATCAAGAACGGAAGCGAATCC